GCGCATGTTCTACGGCACTGATTAAATCATACGATAACCAACTCGATGCAGCATCCAACCAGTGCAGCTCAAACTCTTGCGACCATCCATCGACATCGTTAATACCCAGCTTGAGCTCTTCAATATCGCGCGGCAAACCTTGCGCCACAGCTTGGTAAATATCCACTTGATGACGCTGCCAGACGCTTGCCATCTTTTTATCCGTCATCAACTCATAAAATTTATTGCCCTTGCCGTTGGGTGTGCTGACCACGCGAATCTTGAAACCTGCCGAAATCACAGGGAACAAAGCACGCCAAATGTCATGGCTTTTTTGATGAAACGCGAACTCATCCAAAAATACATTGGCAGAAAAACCACGCGCTGTATCAGGATTGGCGGGCAGGGCGGTGATGCGGGAGCCGCCCTCAAAGGTGATTTCTAGGGCGTTAATAGTTGCAGAATATTCATATTCTAAAGCTTTAAATGCCGTTTGATAGGCTTGTAAATGGGTTTTAACCGTTGCCATGGCTTCGCGGGCTTGGCGCTCGCCGCGCGATAAAATCACCCAATGCGTTTTTGTGCCTGCGGCTTCATGCTTTAAGCAATCTTGAGTGAGTTCGAGTGTGGTTGTGAAGGTTTTGCCCGTTTGCCTTGCAAACATGCCGACCTTGAAACGGGCATCATCTTGTAGCCATTTTTGTTGATAGGGATAAAGCCTAAGTGCTGAGGCCATACAATGCCTCAGTGACAAAATTTAAGGTTGCCGCATCCAGCTTGGGATCTTCTTTCAAAGATTCGACCTGCTTGGCAGCTTCTTCTTGCGCCAGCTTGCGTTCTTCATCGCGTATTTTCTTATCTCTATCTTCATTCGTAGCACTGGCTTTTTCAAGCCTTAGCAGGGTTGCGCTCATCTCATTCAAGAACGTCGCATCCACGGTGACTTCTTCATCGATAGCATCTTGGGTGAGTGAAAATGCCAAGCCTTGCAGCTGTGCATTGAGCACCCTGCCCAACTCACCAATACCCTTGTTGCCCATATCACGCTGCCAGCCTGCCTGCATCATCTGCATGGCTTTGACGCGCTCACCAATTTTCGCCAATTTCTTGCCTTCACGGTGGATGGCTGCGCGAGAAATCTGCACTTCCAAATCATGCGCTTGCAGTTGCTCGGAGAGCCAAGCTTCAAGCCCATCATAATCAGCAAAGCCATTATTGATAATCCGCGCATTGAGTTCTTCACGCAGGTCTTGAGGGAGTTGGGATATTTTGGATGGGGGAGCCATTATTCACCTGGTCTTGGGCGGCGGATGCCAGGAATCACGGCGCGACCTTCTGCCACATCTTCGCCACGTTGGGTAATCGTTGCCACAGACAACGTGCTTACTTTTTCAACATTCAATAGCCCGATGTCTTGCAACCAAGCCAAATCCGCATGCAACACATCCATGGCAAGGCTATGCCCAAACTCGGCGAGCAAGCCGCGCAGCACCCTATCTGATATGCTGTAGTCATTTTCTGCCGCCAAGGCTTTCAAGATTAAAAGACGGCGGTCTTCACATTTAATATCTGCTAAACTCATCCTTCACCTCGTTTGTTAAGTAAAAGCTCATGGATTAAATCCAATGTGTGCATTTGCCCTTGAATCTTGCCGAGTTGCTTGTCCACGCTATTGATGCGCTCGTAAACGGGGGCAAGTTCGGTGTGGCTTAGTGAAGCTTTTAAGCGCTCATCCATTTTGCCCAAGCGAATCGCATGTTCTTCTAGCTGCGCTTTGGTGGCTTTATCTTTGTTGCTGTTCCAAACAAACGCCCAAAAGCCCACATTGATGACAAACAAAACGATTTCTAACCAAAATTTGGCTGCATCATAATTCATTTCACCCATGTTCTAACTCGCTTTGGCATGGCATACAGCGCACGGCATGGGGCAATGCCATCAAACGCATCAGTGGAATGGTGATATGGCAATCACGGCAAATGCGTTGATATTCATCATTCAGCAACGGGGTTTCATGCGGTCGCCGAGCGATACTATCGACGCTTCTTTGGCGTTGACGTTCTTCCAAAATCTGAGCGCGATCCGCATCATCCATTGCTAGACCCCATGATTGCGGTTTTCTGCTTTGAACCATGCGATGAACCGAACCAAAAATTGAGGACTTGGGCTTGCGCTGTGGTTAAAAAACCAAGCAGCGAGCCAAACAACACCTGCTGACCATCTTGAACATGCACTTGCCCTGTCATGAAAAGATAAATGGTGACGGCATACGCGCAGGTATAAACCACGGAAAGAATCACCTGTGGTATGGCATTGCTTTTTTCCGCTAAAGCACGCGCTGAATCGCGATCCTTGCCATCCAAGCGTGCCATATCGACATCAAGGGATTTCATATCCTTGGTAAATTGTTGATCTTGGGCTTTTAGTTTACGCAAATCTTCAGGTGTTGCATCAGCCAAGGCATGTTGAAGCTGCGTTTCTTCTTTGCCTTTTTCGGGTGTGATGCCCAAGGCATTTAACGCCGCTTGGGCAGCCATGCCGCCAAAAGGGCCGCCTATTGCAGTGCCAAGGGCAGGGGCAATGGATGAAAGCATGGTCTTCCAATCAAAGTTCATATGTTCTCCTGTGTTTTTTCGGTTTGGGTAGGGGCGTGCCTTTGCATAGGCAGGCATAAAACCTGCCCCTACATGTTTTCGGGTTACACAAGGAGGTGGGCATGTTGCACCCGTGTTGATTCGATCAACCATTGCGATACATCAAAATTGGGACAGGTCTTGGCGGCATTGAATTCATGATGACCATGCACGGTGGCATCGGGGCATTGTTTGCCCAAATCTTCCAACAAACGATGCAAGGCATCCCATTGGGCTTGGCTAAACGCATCATCGCCGACCATGCAAATGTGAATGCTTTCGCGATTAAAGCCGCGTGCGCCATTGGCAATTTCCCAACCCTCGGTGTAGGCATCGTGGTTGCGCTTGACCAACGCCTCAACCATGCCATCGACACACACAACATAATGATAACCTGCGGTATGCCAGCCACGCCCTTGCGGCTTGGGATCTGTATGCCAGCGCAAAATATCAGCGGCGCGAACATCGCGACCATTGGGCGAATCTGAACAATGAATGATGATGTACTCTGTTTTTTTCTTCATGATGATACCCGTGGGCATAAACTGCTTGAGACAAGCTTGCCCTTGATGGGTGAAATGATGGCTTTACGCGTGTGTTGCCGTGTTTTAAATGTTTGGTGGTTCTGTAGGGGAGGGCGTAGGGGCATCCCTTGTGGGTGCCCTTATTTCGGGTAAAAAAAAGCCCCACATCTTGCGATGCAGGGCTTATCTCTCTCTCGTTCCCATGCTCCTGCGTGGGAACGGTATGCATTCCCACCGAGGACGGTGGGAACGAGGCATTAAGCGGCGAGACGCTGGCTATCCTCGCAGATGCTGTTCATAGCATGAATGGCCATATGCAGTGTGGCAGCGACATCTTCAGGCTCGTATATGTCAAGCGATACCACCGACACCGCACTGATCCGCAAGACATTCAGCATACCAGCCGCATCGGCAAGGGCATCAATCTCTTTTTGTGAGATGCGATAATCCATATCAATGCACCTTCACATCTTGATTCATGTTGCCTTGGGCGAAATGCAAGGCGTATTGCTGCATTTTTGCCAGGGCCTTGGGGGCTTGCAACAAACCAAGACGCTCCATGCTGCGCACATGCCCACGCACGGTGGAGGCGGTGAGGCAGGTGAGCTTGGCAATCTCAACATGATTCAGCCCCAAACCTTTATAACGCAGGATATTCGCCCACAAGGGCTTGGCTTTGAGCATTTCGCCACGCATCAGGTTCAATTCGGCTTGTTGGGACTGGATGACACCACGGGCATCGCGGAACATGCGAATCAAATAGACCGAGGCTTGGGCGGCGGCATCGGATTTGATGCAACCTGCCATCATGGCAACGCCTTCTTCGGTGTATGCCCAAGGGTTGGAACGCACCATATTCCATACGGTTTGCATTGCGGTGGAATTTTTTAACCGCAATTTTTCAAACTCTGCATCGGTGAGTTGAAAGGCGAAATCATCAGGGAAGCGATTGATATTGCGGTTGCGAGCTTTGCCGAGTTCTTTGTTTTGGATTTGGAACTTGATTGCCAAATCTTTGTCGAGTATGGCGGGCGGACGACCGTCCAAGGTAATGATGGTGCTTTGATTGCTCATAATGAGACTCCTACATCTTAGAATAGATACTTGAAAAGTATCGGGTGCTTCTAATCGTGTAGTACGACTGGTGGTATTTCCCCTAGGGGTTTTTTATTTCCACCAACACCCGAATACAAGGAACTGTATTCAAGGCACAAAAAAAAACAGCGATAACGGTCGCTGTGTCACGACTACAGGGATTAGAAGCCCTGCCGCAACCTTAGCCACGCGCCGCTGGTGTTGTCAAGCGTGCGACTGGGGCATCAAAACGTCACGCTAGCGGTCAGCACAGAAGCCGATAGCCAGTAGATGCCTTTTCGCATATCGCCACTGCTGAAATAGACGATTGCC